AGAGACCCTTCGGAGACCCTTCGGAGACCCTTCGGAGATGCTTCGGACGCCCCCGCGATGGGTTGCCCTTGACCCCGGGCGCCCCGTGCCTTATAGTTACAGCCACGGCACCGACGCCGTGACAGCCGGAGTTCCAGCCCATGGACACTGTACGCGAAGCCTGCGCCCTGTTCTACCGGTGGGAGGCTCCCACGTTGACCGATCGGCACCGGGACGAGTTCGTCGACGCCGTGAACAGCACGTGGGACATGTTGGACGCGGTCGACGGCGCCATCGACGCCACGCGGTGGGCGCACCAGCTCGACGTGACGCACAGCGTCCCACAGCCCTCGGGCCGTCGTACGCCCCAGGACGCCTGGGCGGTGGTCGTGGAGCACCTGGTCGAGCGTTGGCATGACGCCCGCGTCAAGACATGCGCCCAGGAGGCTCAGGACGCCCCCACGTTGGACGCGAAGCTCCAAGCACAACACCGGGCCGTCCACGTGGCACAAGCGCGTCTGGAGGCCTCCCAGGCCCGCCTAACGTCCGCCCTTGATCGGTACGCCCGAATCTTCGACTGAGGAGACCTCCCATGGCCCGTCCCCCCGTACGCTACCTGTTGGACCCTGACGACTCCAGGGTACTCGAAGCCCTGGCGCCGCTGAACGAACGGCAGCGAGAGTTCACCCTGCTCGTCTGCCAGGGGGAGTCCTACGCCGAGGCATACTCCACGGCCTACGGCTCCGACCGCAGCCGGACGGCTGGGGCGGCCTCGCGCCTGGCCAACAACCCCCACGTTGCCGAGGCCCGGCGAGTCATCCGCGAGATCGGCGAGACGGCCGCCCGTGCAGCCGCACTGATGAGCGCCTTTGAGCGGCGGGAGCTGTGCGCCCGCGTGGCGCGCGACGACGACGCCGAGGACGACACGCGCCTACGTGCGGTCAAGTTGGACAAAGAGCTTGATAATACGGACGGTGATAACGGCTTTATCACTATCGAGGTCGTGATTTGACTTCGATGCGGTTCAAAGTGGCACGGTCCTTGCCGGCCCAGACAGCCTTCTGGACCGACGCGGCGAAGAACCGCGCTTACGTCGGGGGCATCGGGGCGGGCAAGACCTACGCCGGCGCCATCGAGATCTTGCGCATGCCCCCTCAGTCGCGTGGTATGGTTATTGCGCCGACGTACCCCATGCTCAAGGACGCCAGCCAGCGCACGTTTTTCGACGTCGCCAGCGACGCAGTCAAGCAGCACAACAAGCAAGAGCAGTACACGATCCTGCGTAACGGCACGACGGTCCTGTGGCGCAGCGCCGACAACCCCATCCGGTTGCGCGGCCCGAACCTGGGGTGGATCTGGGGGGACGAGTGGGCCTACGCCAGCGACGAGGCCCACAAGGTCGCCCTGGGCCGTCTGCGCCTGGCGCCGGGGCGCCTGTGGGCCACGACGACCCCCGCTGGCATGAACTGGTTCTACAAGCGCGTGACGGCCCCGAGGTCCAACTTCGGCCTGCACTTCAGCGCGACGGCCGATAACACGCACCTCCTGCCCGACTACGTCACAAGCCTCCAGGACTACTACGCCGACGACCCCGAGTTCGCGGCGCAGGAACTGGCAGGCACCTTCGTCGACCTGGCGAACAGCCGGCGGTTCCCCGGCCTCCTTGTCGCGGCCCTCACACGCGAGGGGCCAGGCCTGCGTGACGAGCTGACCACGGTCTTTGAGGCCGCGCACTTCGGCGGCCGCTACGTCATCGGGGCGGACCCGGCCGAGGGCATTCGGGGCGGCGACGACAGCGCGGCCGCCGTGATCGACGTGGACACACGCAACGTCGTGGCCTACCTGGCTGCGGAGCTGGAGCCCGTGGACGCTTTCCCAATGGCGCTGGCAGCGTTGTCGCGGAGGTATAACAACGCCCCAGTCATGGTGGAGCAGAACGCGATGGGCCGCACTGTGATCAAGCGTCTGGCCGTGCATGGCCCCGAGGTCCCGCGCCTGAGCGGCCCCGGCGAGGGCCCGGGGTGGCTTCAGACGCCCACGACCAAGGCGCAGATGTGGGCCACGGCCTACCGGTCCCTGGTGTCCAGCAAGCAGCTCGGGCGACAGCCCCTGCGCGGGGAGCTCCTGGTCAACCAGATCCGGAGCGTCGAGCGCACCACCCTCGCTGGCGAAGGCAAGGGCAAGCGCACCAAGGTTGACGACCTGGCCGTGGCCTGGGCGTTGGCTGAGTGTGGAGCTACGGCCCTGGAGGGTGGTAGCTTCGTCGCGCTGGACTCGCACCTGGCCGTGAGGGTTCACCCGGTTATGGACCTTGACGGCTGGTAGCTAGTGCACTACTTTGGCATGGACGCTGCAAGCGCAGCACAACCCATACCAAGGCACTAAACCATGGAAACTGTGCTAACGCCGGACGTCGACGTCAAATTGACCGTGGCCGACATCAACACGGGCGAGTACACGGTCAACTGGCTCAAGCCCATCGGCACCACCGGCATGCCGTGGTCCGGAGGTCAGCTGTTCCTGGAGCGCAACCCCAAGTACTATCCGATCGCGGCTCGTGGCCAGGGGGCGCCTGGAGTCTTCTGGGACCTCCAGTACCTCCCCCAGGTGCAGACGGCACTGCGGCGGCCCCTCCGGGCGATCCTGTCGTTGCCCTATCGCATCGAGCCGGCGGAGCCCCCGGATTGGGCCAGTGACGAGGACTACGCGGCCGCTGAGCGCCACTGGGGGCTCTGCCAGCGGGTCTTCCACAGCCTCACCTCCGACCGCATGGCCTTCACCAAGATGCTCCGGGAGATCTTTACCACCGCAGCGGTGGGGGGGAGTTACCTCGGCGAGCTCGTCTGTGACGAGAGGGTCTACGACTTCGAGGGGCCGGAGTACCGGTACTGGATCCCACGGCACCCCGAGCTGCGCGCACCCTGGACCGTCAGGCACTGGCTCACGCAGGGCGAGCGACCCGTCGGCGTAGTGCTTGACAGCGCCCGCGCCCGCGACTACTCCGGCGGGGGTGGCCCGAGCTGCGCCGTGATCCCGTGGCGCAAGCTCATCCACGTGGCCAACGAGTACACCGGTAGCAACCTGGAGGGCGTGTCGTGGCTGCGGCCCGTCGCCAACCTGATCAAGATGATCCAGCAGGCCTACATCACTCTCGGCCTGGCCAACGAGATCAACGGGATCGGCGAGCTGTGGTTCACACTTCCGGAGGGCATGAACGCCGCAGACCCCGTCGCCGAGCGGCTGATGCAACATATCCGGCTCCGCAAGTCCGGCCAGTCCTCGGGGGGTGTGGCACCCTACGGCACGGCCATCCAGGCCATCTCGCCGCAGGCGACCATGCCCAACATGGAGCCGTCTCTGACCGCCCTCGAGAAGGGCATCCTGATGGGGATGGACTCGATCGACACCACCATCGCGACGGACGGTGTGGGGTCGTATGCTGCCAAGGTCGAGGGCGGGGCCGAGCAGCGCGACGGGCTGGATTACATCGCCCAGGAGTTCGCGGCCTTCCCGGTCGAGCAGATCTTGCGCAAGGCGATCGAGATCAACTACCCCGGGGACGTCGCGGCCGGCCGCGTCTTCTGCCCCACGGTCCAGTGGGGCGTCGTCGAGGAGCGGGACAACGACACCTACATCAACACCCTGGTCGCGGCGTACCAGGGCGGTCTCCTGACCGAGGCCGACATAGCCAAGGCGCGCCCGGTGATCCGGGAGCTGTTAGACCTCCCCGAGCCCAACAGCGAGGGCGAGGCGGGGGCTGGAGCCGACGCGGTGGGGGACGACGACGACCTCCGGAGCGGGCAGTTCCAGGACACGGGCAGCGTGGCCCGTATCTTCGGGGTCCGGGCGAGCACCATCAACAACTGGCGCGCCCGGGGGCTGGTCGACGGCCGCAAGATCGGGGGACGCTGGCGCATCGACGTTGCCAGTGTCCGGCGGTTGTTGACGCCGGCCGAGGCCTCGTTGGAAAAATAAGCACCGAGGGGCTTGCAGTTGGCACAGAGTGTGAGTAACTTGAGCCCGTGGCGTATGGCACGCTGTTTGCTTGAGGCACCATGCTCAGTATCTACCCCATCCAAGACTCCCGCCCGTCCAACTGGCTTCGGCTCGTCCGAGGCCCACGCTTCGTAGCGCCCGACGGCACGCCCGTCCAGGCGGACAAGGCCTGGATGGATAAGCGGGTCGCGGAGTACCGCCGGTTGACGTCGGCTGGCTACGTCGTGCCCGTGATCACGGGGCACGATGCCGCGTTGACGGACCAGCGCGCTCTCGGCGACGTGCTAGACATGACCGTGGCCGAGGTGGATGGGGAACTGGAACTCGTCGTGGCCGTCGCCTGGAACGACGAGACGGTTCCAGCGGACATCGCGTCGCGCAAGATCAAGTATGTCAGTCCGAGCTTTAGCTCTTACACGGATGAGCGGGGGGAGTCCTACGTCCTCGTGCTCTCCGAGGTCTCTATCACGGCCCGTCCCCACCGCAAAGGCGCGGCCACCCACATCCTCATGTCGGAGGCAGTTATGCCTGATTCTATCGTCGTGCCGGACCCCGCGTCGGCCCCTGCGCTCCCCTCGACGGAGGAGCGTATCGTCTCACTGGAGGCCGCGATCACGGATCTCACTGAGGGCTTCGCAGGCCTCCAGACCATGCTCCAGGATCTGGTCGAAGCCAAGACCGACCCCGAGGAGCCGGCCGAGACCCCCCCGGCTAACTCGCCGCCGGCCGAGGCGACCGCAGCCCCACCCACGGCCGGAGAGATCAAGATGGCTGAGGCCAACGCCAAGCTCAACCTCCAGCTCCAGGAGGCCGAGCGGAACCTGGCCGTCGCCAAGCGCGCGGAGCGCCGGGCGTCCTTCGACCTGCGGTACCCCGTGGGTGCCGTGATTGAGATGACAGAGGCTTCGCGCGACCTTTTCTTCACTCTGGCCGAGGCCAGCCCCGAGGCCATCAACGCCCTGACCATCCAGGCGGTCAAGCCCGGAGCGGAGGGCCAGCCCGCCGGCCCTCCGCACCGTAGCTCCGTGCCGTGGGGGATCGCCATGGGCGAGAGCGCCCACACCCCCACGCCGGCCATTGAGAGCGACGGCGAGCTCCTGACCCGGCTCCGGAAGGAAACCGGGTCCGCCGGCGCGGCCCTCGAGCAGTTCAAGCGTCTCCGGGGTTAACCCCGTGGCGGTGTTGATTTAGATCCCATACCCGGCCCTTTGGCCCCCCGATAGAGGCAAACACCATGGCCACCATCCTCCCATTCATCGCTGGCACGGACCTCTCGTCCAGCCAGTACCTGCTCGTCAAGAGCGACGGTACCGACTCCGAGCGAGTCATCGTTGCGACGGCCGCGAGCGACAACCAGATCGTTGGCGTCCTGGACAACGCCCCCGGCGACGAGGGCATCGCGGACGTGGTCCTGTCCGGGATCTGTAAGGTCCGTGCCGGTGGAGCCCTGGAGCCCCACGACTACATCATGTGGGGCACCGGAGGCAAGGCGGTCAAGTACGTCGCCGGATCCGGCAACATCTGCCTGGGGCGCTACATCCCGGAGGTCGCGGACGCTGGCGGCAGCAAGAGCTACCGTGACGCGGCCGCGACCGACCTGGTCACCATCGACCTCCAGGTCGGGCTCCAGGTTGCGGACGTCAAGACCACGGCGGAGCTGGCGTCCACCGCAGGCGCCGGGCTGATCGGGATCCTTGACACCGCCACGGACTACACGGCGACGACCGTCGAGGGTGCCCTGGCCGAGGTCAAGATCATCGCGGACGCTGCGGCCCCCAAGGCCTCCATCCGGCGGGCCGTCGGCACCGCCGGCGCGGACGCTGGCAGCAGCATGCCGGTTGCCGTCCAGATCGAGGACGGCAACGGAGCCAGCGTCGCGGCCGTGACCACGGTCCTGTGCGAGATCTTCGACGCGGACATGATCCTGGGCCTTGCGGCCGCGTGGACCCTGGCCGAGACCGGCGTCGGCGCGGAGGTCACCGCGTCCGCACACGCCACCCTGCTGATCACGACCGACGCCAACGGCGCCGCCACCGTGACTGTCTCGGATGTGGTTACGGGTACTAATGAGACGGTGCGTCTCAAGATGACTGTGATTCCGGGCGAGGGTGAAATCGGCCAGCCGACCTTCACCGTGTGCGACTTCAACTAATGATTTGACCCGGGCACCCCCAGGGCGCCCGGCTTCGACGTTCAACCAAGGGGGTGCCCAGTCCCCCGCCACTATATGGAGGCCCCGATGGCCAACCCCTATATCTCCCCGGTCGCGGATGTGGCTCTCACCATGGTGGCGGAGAGCTGGCACGACCGAAACGAGGCGCGATACATCGCGCCCAAGCTCCCCCAGGTGCAGGTCCGTGGCCTGCGGTCGCAGCACAGCGGCATCACGACCTACAGCCTGGCTGCCCGCGACAACTACTTGCTCAAGGCTGGCAAGGGCCGCAGCTACCGCCCCGGCCAGGATCTGCGTCCCGCCCGCGCTCTCGGCGAGCGGTCCGTGACGATCACGTTGACCAACGAGGCCAACGACCCGACCCCGTTCCCGCTCCCCCGCGATGGGCAGTCCAGTCGGTTCGCGGACTACAGCTCGGTGATCGCGCAGCACCTGTTCGAGCTCTACTCCCGGCGGGACCAGGCCGTGATCACGGCCATGGCCAACAACACCCTGTTTGGCGACGGCGCGGGCGGCCCGGCCTCGTGGAGTGGCACCGACGTGCTGTCCCTCCCCGACAGCGACGGCACCCAGACCCCGATCCGGGACATCGACAAGTACATGCTCACCCTGAAGCCGTTCACCCGCCGTGGGGACCTCCGCCAGGTGGCGTGCGCGGACCTGCTCACCCTCCAGACCCTGGCCAGCAAGCCCGCCTACCACGGCGGCGGCGCGGGCAGTGGTGTGAGCGCCCGCCTCACGAACCTGGAGATCGTGGACCGACTGAAGGCCCTCCACGGCTTCGACGAGGTCTGGATCTCCGATCTGCCCGCCGACACCGTCTTCGACGGCCAGACCTCGGCCCCGTCCCTCATGGCGACCACGCCCTTTTTCTGGATGGGCCTGGTGGCGGAGGGTAACTTCGATCTCACCAACATGATGCCCCTGAGCCTGCCGGATGGCGCCATCGTGATGGCCCAGGAGTTCAGTCCCTGGGTCGACCGGATCGAGGACCCCACGACGGAGAGCCTGCTCTACGTGGGCAAGGACGCCTTCCAGGCGGCGACGCCCCGTGCTGCCTTCGGCCGGTGCATCACGGGGAATTTCCAGTAAGCCCCGTAGCTGCGGGGCCGTGAGGCCCCCGGCTCGGTTCACCATGAGGGTCCGTCCATGACTGCGACCGCACTCCAGACCTTCGGGATCACGAGCACCATCCTGGCGGCCTACCTGCCACAGGTGGGGTTCGAAGGCGCCGACGACCTGTTGACCACCGCTCGGGTGGCGCAGCTCGTCGAGGACGCCAGCTCCGAGGTCTGTGGGTATCTGGTCGCGGCGGGCGTCGACGTCACAGCCTTGGCGGCGGACACCTCGTCTGGGGCCTACAAGCTCATCCAGCGCGTGATCGTGCGCCAGTCTATACCACTGGTGCTGCTGGCCATCTCTGGCAACCCAGACCAGATCGAAGCGGCCGAAGAGCGTGCGGCCACAACGCTCAAGCGCCTCCTGGACAACCCCGCCCTGCTTGGCTACGACGACCCGGTAGGGCAGACGCCCTGCGCCCGGACGACGACCGACGACTACTCCACCCTGAGCGCCACCAACGCTGCCGTGGCGCGGGAGTGGGGCATCACGCCGACCAGTGGCCCCATCCCCTGGTAGGGTCCGGAGGTACACCATGGCCTACAGGTCCAACGCACAAGTCAAGTCGGGCGGGGGTCTTCGGTTCGACAAGTTCCGGGCGGCCATCGGGGCCGCCCAGGCCGCCGTTGACCATGCCAAGATGGGCAACAAGGCGAAGTTCCTCGACTTTCTCGACCGTGAGGTCGTGGCCTTTTATCGCTCTCGCGGTGGGGCGATCTCCGTCGTGACAGGCGCACTGCGTCGGGCGCTGACCGCGACGAACGACAGCGCCCGCGAGATCACGATCTCGGGCCGCACGATCAGGCTCGTGATCCTCCACCCCGGCGCGGCCGTGTGGGGCGCCCCCAAGGTTATGCCCGTGATCGACCTCGGCAAGGTGGCTGCTGAAGCCACCCGCAAGTACCACGAGTGGGAGAAGAGCCAGTGACCGCGCACGTCGCCTCATACGCCTCCGAGGTTGAGGAGCGAGCGCACTCCGTGCTCACGGACGCATGGACCGACGTCCTGGCTGCCGTCGCGGCGCGCCGGTCCCTGACCACGATCGACATCGGGCCACCCCTGACCCAGAGCACCGTGGAGCTTGGGCCGGACCTGGCCGCCCCGGTGGATGGGATGGTCGAGATCGCCCCGGCCTTCGAGGACGACGTGCGGCCGCCGCAGCGCTACCCGGCTGTCCGGGTCGCCGTGGTGGACTCGGACGAGGTCTACGGTGTCAACGCCGGCGCGGGGCGCGCCCTACACACCCTCGAGGTCCGGACGCTGGTCCGGGTGTCGAGCCGGGCCGGGACCATCGGCGCGACCAAGGGGTGGTCGGCGTCCACGGCCAGTCTGATCTGCGGCCTGACCCACCGCATGGCGGTCTACCTACTCCAGGCGGGCCTGACCGACGACACCACCGGGATCTACAACGTCGAGTCGACGTCCGGCGGATCTCGCGACCTGGTCCAGGGCGACGACGTCACGATCTACCGCGCCACGTCCACCCTGGGCGTCTGGCAACGCACACGCTCGGGGAGGTTTGACCACCCCGTCACCGATAGCTAGGAGGCCCTCCCATGTCCACGTACAGCGAGAAAGACGGATCCGTCCGGGTCAAGGTCGAGTCGGCTTACGCTACCGACCCCACGTTGGTTGAGAGCGACGTGGTCTACGTCGAGGAGCTCGTGGTCACGGCGCAGCGGGACGTGATCCAGCGCAAGGGCGCCAGCCCCTACCGCGCCGGTGCAAAGCCCGTCGTCGGCCCCCAGACGGCCGACTGGTCGGCCAAGGTCGAGATGACCCCGGTAGTCATCACGGCCGGCACGGACCTTCCACTGGAGGACCCGTGGCTCCAGGCCATGGGGTTCGAGGCGGTCTACGCAGCGGGGCCACCGAAGACCCGGACGTACACCCTCAAGGCGCGGCCCACCGCCTCGGTCGCGCTCGAGATGTACACCCACAACGCCGCCGATGACGACGGGTGGGGGCTCCAGCTCCTCGGCTGCCGGGCCGACGGCTCCATCGAGATGACTGGCAACGAGCGGTGGTTCCTCGCGCCGTCCGGCAAGGCCGCGTCCTTCGCGCGCTCCGACGAGGGCGCCAGGGCCGCCACGGTCTATGACTTTGACACCAACCCCCTCGTCGGGGGCGCCGGCGAGTGCCAGGTGATCGCGCTGCTCTCCGACCTGGCCGGGACGGACGAGCCCTACCCCATGACAACGGGGCGGCTCGTGAGCGCGACCATCGCGCTCAACAACGGTGTCAACCTCAAGCGTGGGGTGTGCGGGCAGTCCGTTGGCATCGACCCCGTCGACGCGCCGACGATGGAACTGGTCCTGGAGGTCACCGACCCCAGCGACTTCGACCCGTGGCAGTACCAGGGCAACGACGCGACCGGCTCCACGCAGGTCCCGATCCTGGTTTGCATTGGCTCCCCCGACCTGTCCTACGTCGCCACCACGGGCGTGCCAGGCGACATCGGCACCGGCGTCGCGGTTCGGTTCTACGGGTTCATCACGGCGGTCGCCGAGGGTGCCGACTCCGGCGCCAAGACCTGGACACTAAGCCTCCAGGGTGCCTGGCCCGAGGGCGCGCAGCCCGCCGGCGAGACGGCCGCCGAGGGTGTCCTGACCATCACTTACGCGACCAAGGCCGCGTAACGGAGGCCCCATGTTCAGTACGCTGTTCAGTTCTATCCGCGTCGAGGTCGCTCCCGGTCTTGACGCTCTCGTCATGTCGGAGCCAACCGTCGGAGTCCTCCGCGCGTTGGGTCGTGCCGTGACTGCCGCCGGAGGCAACCTGACCCCAGTGGAGGACGCCGCGCTCTGCGTGGCGCTCATGGTGACGGCGTGGGAGGGCGCGGGCGCCCCCGGCGCCGACGCCTGGCCCCCGCTCAGCCCCGAGGGCGTCGCCACGCGGCTCGCCACCGTCGACGCCTTGCCTCGAGGAGTCCTCGTGCGGCTCGGGCAGGAGTGTGGTGCGGCCCTCCGCCTGAGCGCTGCCGACTCGGACTGATCCGGCGTGCCGTCCGGTTGACCCGAGGGCGGCTCGCAGGGTACAAGGGGACCACAGACTGCGCGACCTGCCCGGTCAAGACCCGGTTGGGTCGCCGGTGCGACCGCCCCATGACGCGCCCCCCGCGTTGGGAGGACGCCCGGTGGGACTCATGGACGGCGGCGCTGGCACGGGTGCAGGGCCCGTCGACGTGTCCGGTCCGTTCCATCGAGGACCACCCCCTGGGGGCATGGATCGTGCAGGTCCTGGTGGACGCGCGGTCGGTCGAGCGAGGCTACCTGCTCCGGGCAGGCGGGCTGGAGGATCAGCCAGCCCGGTGGTGGGAGGCGGTGCACCTGGTGATCGCGGAGGTCGCCCGGTGTGATGCCGAGGCGGCTGAGGAGGCAGCACGATGAGCAACACCCGCGAGACCCTCACGCTGGACGTCAGGGGCAATGCGGTCAAGGCCCTCGGGGCTATCGACCGCAAGCTCGATCAGGTCGCCAAGAGCGCGAGCCAGGCGACCTCCGGCCTTGGGGCCATCACGTTCGACGCGGCCAAGGGCGCGGCCTTGGGTGCGTTCGGGGCCGCCGTAGGCGCGGCGGTGCTCAGCTTCCAAAAGCTCGGCGAGGTCGTGGGGAGCTCCCTGTCCCGAGCCGTGGCGGGGTCTGAGGAAGCCACCGCAGCGTCGGCGAGGATGAGCGCCGAGTGGGAGCGCATGGAGCTCACCCTGGGCCGGGCCTTGCTCGGGCCCGACGGGGGGGCCGCCCTGTTTGAGGGGCTGGGGCAGGTGGTCGCCACGGTGACGGCGGCCATCAGTGCCAACGTGAAGTCGTTCGGCGGGGCCTTCGAATACGTGATCCCCGTCATCAAGACTGTGGCGGTGGTGGTCGCGACTATGGCGGCTGCGGGTTTTACACCACTGGCACTGACGATTGACGCCGTGGTGCTGGCTGCCACCACGTTGTACGCAGGGTTTCTTGCCCTGAAGGCGGGGGCGCGGATCGCGGAGGAGGGGCTGGTGGCGCTGTCCACGCGGCTCGGGGTCACCAGTGATGAGGACCTGGCGGCGGCGCAAGACGCGACCAAGGCCGCCGCCAAAGAGTTTGACGAGTTCAAGATCTCGTCGGCCGGGGCGACCGAGGGCCTCTGGGACCTACGTGCGGGCATCATCGGGGTCGTGGACAGCACGGGGCAGTTGATCCCCGCCCTGGACCGCACGGCGAAGCTCCTAGAGGAGAAGTACAAGGCGGCGTTCAAGGGTCGGCAGGAGCTCGCGGCGTGGCTCGACATGAGCCCCGACGAGCTCGAGGCCTACGCCGAGCTGAACCAGCAGATCAGGGACAACACCGCGTCAATCAACGCTTACGCGAACCTCGGTCTGGAGCCGGCAAAAGGGGCGTCGGCGGGTGCGGCCGAAGCCACGGTGGAACTGTCGGAGGCCCTCGGCCTGGAGGCCACCGCCCTGCTGCGGGTGTCCTACGCGCGCGAGCAGGCCACGGCGTCCTTCATCTCGGAGCAGCAGGCGCAGGAGGAGTACAACAAGGGCCTGGAAGCATCCCTGGAATCCCGCGCCGACGCGGTGCGGGAGCTGTCAGACGCCGAGACCGCCGCCGAGGTGGCTCGACAGCAGGCCGCCGAGAAGGACAAGAACAACCAGCGCGGAGAGCAGATCGCCTCCACCCGCGACGCGCTGAGGGGGCTGGCGGGCGACACGGCCACCCTCACAGCCAACACCCTGACCCTGGCGGCGAGCACGGCGTTGGCGGGGGGGAGCCTGGCGGGCATGGGGCAGGCGTTCGCTGCGTCCCTGGGGGACCTGTTTGTCAAGGTCGGTACGGGGCTTCTGGTCGCGGGGTCGGGACTCTCGGCCCTGTTCGAGGGCAACCCCGGTGGTGCCATCGCGTGGGGTGCCGGACTGATCGCGGTGGGTGTGGCCCTGGGGGCCATCGGCAAGGCGGGGTCGAAGGGCGCCAAGCCCTCGGCCAGCGGCGCCGCCGGCGGAGCGTCCCTGGCTCGTGCGGCCGCGCCGCAGCAGACGACCCAACGCGACCGGTCGGAGACCGTGATCGTAGTCAACCTCGGCACTCGCGAGATCGCTCGTGAGATCCGGGACATGGGCCGGAGGGGCCAGATATGAGCCTGACACAGCCCGTGTTCCTGCATCCGATCACGATCCCGACGGCCTACGCCGGCGCCGGGGCGCTGTTGACCCTCAACGCTGCGCCGGTCACCCTCGCTGCGGGCACGTACTACTGGGCCGAGACCGAGGGTTCGGCCGGGAGCTTCAACGCGGCTCTGGTCACCGCGCTCAACGCCGCCATGGCGGGCACATGGACGGTGCGCTTCGGCGCGACGTTCCGGCTCACGATCGCGTACACCGGCGCTTCCACGCCCACCACACTGGCCTTCGTCGCGCCGACCGTGCTCGGGCTTGGGATGCTCGGGGGCGCGGAGGACCCGGAGTCGACGAGTTCCGCCAGCTTCACCGCGAAGTCCTGGACGGGGGCGTGGGACTGCCGGTGGATGTGGCGGCCCGTCGAGTGGATCATCGACGACCGCACCATGCCCCGTGCGGCGGTGGTCGTCGCCCGGAGCCCTTTTGACGGGACGGCGACGATCGACGACTACGGCGCCTGGGACGAGCGGACCCTGCGCCTGGAGGGCGTCCGGGGGGCCTACGTCTTTGACTGGGCGGCTGGACGCTCGCCCTTCTACGTCGAGGCCGGATCGGGCTCGGCGCTGGTCAACAACACCCTGGAGACCTTCTGGCGCGACGCGCGCCGCTTGTCCTCGGCGCCGGGGACGATCCGGTACCTGGCCAACGGTCAGGACGACTTCGGCGCGTACGAGTGGGAGGGCCTGGTCTGGAGCGACCCGGAGCAGCTCGGCAACCTGGCTGAGTGCCTTGAGGAACTGAACCCGTCGCCGTTGCTGTACACCGTGACCCTGCGCCTGCTCGACACGGGGGTGGCATCATGACGTTGTCGATCTTCGAGGGCGGGTCCGGAGGTGGGAACCGCTGGATCATCGGGATCAAGATCTCGACGATCGGGGACTCGTCGACCAGTCCGATCGACGGTCGGTACCGCCTGGCGAGCGGTGTGCCCACGTGGGATAGCTCCAACATGTACCGTTCGGCCCTGGTGGGCTGGCCCGCCGAGATCACGTCGACGGTGGACTACCGGGGCGGCGCGACCACGATCGGCGGCCTGGACCTGGACCTACTCCGGACGGACGAGGTTGCCGGGTGGCTCCAGCGCGTCCGCTTCAACAAGGTCTCCCAGCTCAACCTGGGTATCGCGGCCGCAGGGACGACGGTCGTCCTGGACACAGCCGTGGGCGAGGGTGTCGACGTCGTGATCGGGCGGGAGGTCCTCCTGCTCGGGACGGAGTCTGGGGCGGGTCCGTACACGTACACCGACTGCGCGCGGGGGCGTCTGGGGACGATTGACGCGGCCCACGGCGAGACCGGGGTGTCCATCGCGCTCCAGCCCTTGGTGGACGCCGAGGTCTACCTGGCGGGCGAGGCCCCGATCTACGACCTGCCGGTCGAGCTGTTCGTCGTCGATGCGGTCGACGGTGGATACGACGACGAGGAGACCTTGTGGACCGGCGTGATCCACGGGGTGCTCTGGGACGGAGCCAAGGGCGCCCTGCGCCTCACGCTGGACTCGGCGCTGGACATCCTTGGTCGCACCACGTTGCTCCGGCGCCAGTGGAGGTCGCGTGGGGGCGCCGGGACGCTCGCCTGGCGCGGCTCCGGAGAGCCCGTCGGCGACACCATGACGCACACACCCGGCGACGACGAGATCACGTACCGGACCTGCCTGCTGTACGACGGGACCTACTGCCTGCGCTCGGGCGTGAGACGTATTGGTGTCGGGCCTGAGTGGATGCACTCACTCACCGGGCGCGACGTGCCCGCCGATCCCGTGCTCTTCGGCGGAGGCGCGCCCTTGCCCCCGGCGGCGGACGACGGTGGGATCGGTTACTTCGGGGACCAGTTCCGCCAGGTCTTCGCCGCCGCCCCGGGCGCGCCTGCCGTCAACGACGCCGGCGCCACCCTGTCGACCAACGCCATCACGCTGGCGCTCCAGCTGTTGACGACCACCGCGACGGGAGGCAACGGCGCCTATGATCTCGGTGTGGAGGACCTCGGGTGTGGGATCCCGGCGTCACTGATCGACGTGGCCGGGATGGAGGCCCTGGCCGCGATCGCGGGGGACGGAGTGGACCTCGACGCGTGGTTCCTCGGCCTGGATGGCAAGCCTGTGAAGGCCGTGGACGCGATCGACAGCGCGATCCTGGCCTTCGGGCTGCGCCTGGCCCCTCGCGAGGGGGGCAAGATCGGCCTGGCCTGGCTCGTCGACGGGGCGATGGACACCACGGCGATCGGCGAGGCCGCGCTCAT